GCATTAACTGAAGCTGAAGCTGACACAATCGTAATATAATAGATAACAACTAAGAAGGAGCAACAAAACAAGTGAAAGACATTAATGAACTTAATATAGAAGTTGAAAGACTTAGAGGCGATATAAAGCTCGTTAAACAATCTATTGAAGTTATAGAAAAGAATCACTTGGTTCACTTAGATAGAAAAGTTAATAAAATTAATAATATTTTATGGACTGTTGGTCTAATGATTTTTGCTCAATTAATTATTACTGTTAAAACTTTACTGGTATAAAAATATGATGTTACCTTATAAATTATTATTTAATATTGGTTCAAAAGCCGTAGGTGGCTTTATGCAACGAAGAAAAGATATAAGTGCACAAAAACATACAGTAGCTTTAGAAGAAGTTAGAAATGGAGCTATTAGAGCGAAACGTGCAGGTTCATTGTTTTTAGATTTATTATTAGGAGCTTTTATATTAGCACCTTTAGGTATCTTAGCTTATGCTTCATATTTTGGAGACATAGCTATGTATGATAGAACAAAATTGTTTTTTGATAGATTAGAGGACATTCCTCAACTTTATCTTTATTTAGTCTTTATAGTAGTAGGGGGAAATTATGGAATATCTGTTACGAATCTTTTACAAGGTAAAAAGTTTAAGTAACTTTTGGAATATATACTTAGGCTCTACAATTATAATAGTTTTAATGTTTATATTTTTATTACTTGCAGGTTGTGAAAATATGAAACAATCTATAGGTATATCTACAAATCCTTTTAGTAATAAGTTTGAAGAAAAAACAAAATTAAATTATAAAATAACATTCGGTAAAATTAGACCGAAAGAAGATGATGATGATTAAAAATATTAAAATGGCAATATTGCTATGGATTCAAGGTTGGACAGGACAACTTAATAGTTGGGCTTGGACAAAATGGGATATACTTCATCGTCAAGATTGGGTAAAAGGTTATCATCATTGGAAAAATACTAATGAAAATATCAGATAAAACTGCTATTTCAATGCCTATGAGAAATCTTATAGGAATTGTAACAGCCGTTTCTGTAGGCGTGTGGGCGTTTTTTGGGATTCAAGAAACTCTTAATAAGCATAGCACGACTTTAGAGTTAATGGAAAAAGACCTACACCAAAATACAGAATTTAGAATAAAATATCCTCGTGGAGAATTAGGACAATCTAGTGGGGAAGCAGAACTTTTTATGCTCGTGGAACATATGAGCACACTCGTAGAAGATTTGAATGGTGAAATTAAGGGTATGAGAAATAATGCTGTTAATATAGATTTTTTAAAAGAAAGAGTTAAGAAATTAAGTGAAGACGTAGAAAAATTAATTAGAAATGGGAATGGAATAAAATAATGATGGATAAAATTATAACAATTCTTATCGGAGTTATGTTAGCTGTTTCAGGTTGGGTATTAACTCAAACATTTTCTTTATCTACTAATCAAGCAGTTCAAGTTGATAAAGTAAGTAAATTAGAAAGACACGTTGAAAAGTTACAAGATAAAATAGAATTAATGACAAATAAAGATGAAGAGATTATGGAACAACACAAAAAATTATTTGAAGTTTTAGATAAGGTAGATACTCCAACGGGGTATTCATATAACTAATGATTGAAATAGTTTTTGGATTAATGTTATATCTAAATGGAAATTTAATAGAACATACTTATAAAGACACGTTAAGTTCCTGCCTTAAATCAAAACGTATAGCTATGAAAGAAATTAATCCTGATAGCGTGGTTTTTAAATGTGAAAAAGTAAAAGCTAAAACTGAAATATATATGGGCGGAAAAAAGATACTTAAAATAATAAAGGAATAATGGATTTAAAAGATAAAATAATCGGTATGGCACTCGTAGCGTTAATTTCGCTTGTCGGGTGGAATCTTCACGAAACGTGGGGAATGAAAGAAGAAGTATTTAAACTTCAACAAGGACAAACAGTTTTATCTAAACAGATTAAAAAGAACTCTGCTTTTGTTAAACAAAAACTTAAACAGTTAAAAAAGAAAAAAGATAAAAAAGTTATTAATCAAGAAATAAAGAAGAACAAGAAAAAGAATAAGAAGAAGAAATTACAAAACGAATAATGAAAATACTATTGGTCATTACTATTTGTTCATCACTCGGTTGCTTACCACCAATGACACATAATGATTGGACTTATAAAACTGAAGACCAATGTATGATGAATGGTTATTACCGAATTGCTGAAGTCGCTGAAACTTATATGAAGACTGTAGGCGTTCAACAATTTAAAGATATGAGAGTTAGAATGATGTATAGTTGTCTAACTGAAGATGCTTGGAATAAATCAACAGAACCTAAAGGAGAAGAATCTACGTTTAAACTACCCGTTTAATCTATGCCAAAATTAAAACCTTTAATTTACGCATTTTTCTTCTTTTATTTTGTTACTTACTGTAATATTAACAAACTTACAAAGGAGTCTTCTTATGATGTTTCGCATATTAAGATTAATAAACCGAATTACAACAAGACTAAGTATGTGGGCTTGGAAAAAAGAGACATATTTAAAATATTATAAACATCGCAAAAAAGATGAGTAACGTACCTAAGTATGGAACTAAAGTTATTTACACACGAACACACAAAGGTACATCAATAGGACGTAGACCGATTACTTCCACAATGAACAAAGATAAAAGGAGACAAGGTGGAGCAAAAAAATACAGAGGTCAAGGACGTTAGAATAGAAAAAATTATAAAAGAATTACCCGAATTATTAGTTAAACACGCATACCAAAAACTAAAATCAGGTCAAGAACTAACTGCTTCAGAAATGAAAGTATGTTTAGAGGTCTGTAAGACATACAGTTCCGAAAAGTTAGGTGCAAAGCCTGATAATATTCTTGAGAAAGTACCTTTTGACACAGATGGATAAACGATTAGAAAATTTTAAGAATTTTTTGTATTTATGTTGGAAGTTTCTAAACTTACCTGAACCAACTCCCATACAATATGATATAGCAGACTATCTACAAAATGAAGAACGTAGATTAGTTATAGAAGCCTTTAGAGGTGTAGGTAAATCTTGGATTACTTCAGCATTTGTTTGTCATCAACTTTTATTAAACCCTCAAAGAAATATACTGGTTGTCTCAGCTTCTAAAAATAGAGCTGATGACTTTAGTACATTTACTCAAAGGTTAATAAATGAAATGCCAATATTACAGCATTTAATACCTAGAGACACTCAAAGACATTCTAAAATTAGTTTTGATGTAGCTCCCGCTTTAGCTTCTCACGCACCTAGTGTGAAATCTATGGGAATTACAGGACAGCTTACAGGTTCTCGTGCTGATTTAATTATTGCCGATGACGTAGAGTCAGCTAATAACTCACAGACTCAGTTAATGAGAGATAGATTAAGTGAAACTGTGAAAGAATTTGATGCCATCATTAAACCCGATGTTGGTCGCATCATATTCTTAGGAACACCTCAAACTGAAATGAGTTTATATAACACATTAGAGGAAAGAGGTTTTAAGACAAAAATATGGACAGCTTTATATCCAACTAAAGAACAAACGATTGGATATGGTAATAAGATTTCTAAAATTATTTCTAATGTCACAGATAAAGAAGGACAGCCTACTGACCCTCAAAGATTTGATGATATAGATTTATTAGAGCGTTTGTCTTCATATGGACGTTCAGGTTTTAACTTACAATTTATGTTGGACACTACAATGTCTGACTCCAATAGATACCCTTTAAAGCTCAATGATTTAATTGTAGCTTCAGGTTGTACGACTTGGGATAAAGCTCCTGCTCAAATTCAGTGGGCTTCAGGTACACAGCAACTTAAAGGTGTAGACCCTGAAATACCTAATGTAGGTTTAAAGGGAGACTACTATGTCGCTCCTTTACACTTATCTGATGAATACGCTCCCTTTGAAGGGGTCGCTATGTCCATTGACCCTGCGGGTCGGGGAGAGGACAAAACAGCGTATGCGGTGCTTAAAATGCTTCACGGAGTGCTATATTTGACTGATATTGGTGCTTTAGATGGTGGGTACTCAGATTCCACCTTAGAAGAGCTTTCTAGTATTGCCAAAAGAAACAAGGTAAATAACGTGGTTATAGAATCTAACTTTGGAGATGGTATGGCTACAGCTTTATTAAAACCTGTTATGGCTAAGATACACCCTTGTCAAATAGAAGAGGTAAGACACAACATACAAAAAGAGAAAAGAATTATAGATACCCTAGAACCGATTATGAATGGTCATAGGCTAGTGGTAGATGAGAATACGATTAAAGAAGATTTCAAGCTAGAACCTAATCATCAGTTATTTAGACAACTGACTAGGATAACTAGAGATAGAGGTGCGTTAAGACACGATGACCAAATAGATGCTTTAGCTATTGCGGCTAACTATTGGGTGGAGAGAATGGATAGAGACCAAACTCTTTCTTATCAACAACACAAAGATGAACTAATAAATAAGGATTTAGAGAAATTTATGGAACATACAGTGGGTAGACAACCTAAGCGAGAAAGATGGATATAAGGACTAAAGTTCCCGTATTAGGGAAAGCAAGGGTTAAAGCTATACTATAGCTATTACTTACTCACTTATCATTTATGGATAGATTATGGCAAAATGTGAAAGATGCGACAAGGAGTGTCACTGTAGTAAGGACGCTAAAGAATCTAATTGCATTAATTGTAATTGTCCTAATAACAGGAGCGTATGGTATGTCCAAAGCTCTTCAAACGAACAAGATAGAACTTACGAAAACGAGGTTAATAAATCAAATGGATAATAAAGATACTAATAAAGATATTGAATTATTGAAGACAAGAATTAAGAAACACGAAGGTAATGCTTTTGGAGAACCTGTACTGATACCTTATTATTTAGAATATGATGATGCTAATGGTAATCACATAAAAGAAGATTGGCTAACAGGTGGTTGGGGAACTAAGTTAAGTAAGAACCATAAAGAACCTGAAGGTGGTTATACAACAGAGTATTGGAATAAAAGATTTGATGAGAGGTTTGATATAGCTCATAAAG